GAACGGGGCGGGCTCCTCCGGCTGCGGGTCCGGAGTGGTGACGGGCTCCTCCGGCTGTGCCGGGGTGTCGCCGCCGATTTCCTCGGCCGGTTCCTGTGGGGTGACGTCGAGCTTCCTGTCAGCCATTGACGACTCCCTTCAGTCGTGCTGCGGCCTTGCCGGAGAACACGCCGAGGCCGCAGTAGAACTCGATGCGGGTGCGGTAGGCGGGCTTTTCCTGCAGCTGGCCGAGGTCATCGACCTGCACGCCGCCGTTGGTCAGGCCGGTGACGCCCTGGTCGCCCTCGCTAGAACCGAACTTGACGGCGTAGATGCTGGTGGTGTGGGAATTGGTGCCCTGCGTCTCGTTGTTGTCGAGGATCTCCGTGCCGGCGGTGGTCTGTCCGGCCTCGAGCAGCGGGATGCCGTTCCACTGCATGGCGCGCTTGCCTACGATGTCCTGCTGGAGGGTGGTGTCGTAGGAGATGTGGCGCATGGCGCTTCCGATCTTGCGGATGATGGCGGCGGAGGCATAGATGGCGCCGTTGGTGGGGTTGATGCCGGGGACTGCGCCGAGCAGTTCGTCAAGCTTGTCGAAGAACTTGTGGATGTCGGCGTTGGAGTCGCCGAGGATCGGCATGCCGTTGGTGGCGGCGTCGATGACCTGCTTGCCGGTGAGGCGCTTCTTGAGGCCGTCGAAGCTCTTGGTGTCGACGCCGGAGTCGCCGTTGAAGAAGGTTTCCTGGTACTTGTAGCTGATCGCCTTGACCTTGAGCGTGGTCTGTTCGGCGCGCTGGTCGTTGACGTTGCTGCGGGTCTGCTGGATGAACCTGTCGACGTCCGCGTCGCCGCCGAGGATGACGAGCTTCTCGCTCTTCTGGTTGAAGGTGCCGGTGGACTCGGTGTAGGACTCGTTGACACCGCGGAAGGCGACGCCAGGAAGGGTGGCCTCCTCGTTGTATGCGTAGGCGTTGCCGTCGATGTTCATGAGGGGGATGCGGTCGAGGATCGGGCTGACCTGCGTGAAGGTCTCGAGGACGCCCTTGGCGAGGGTATCGGTGGAGAGCTTCGCGGCCTCGGTGAGGTTGAGTGCCATGGTTGTGTTCCTTTCTGATGGTTATTTGGCCGCGTAGGCTTGCGAGAGGAGCTGCAGCGGCGTCATGCTGCCAGTGGTTGCGGTGGCTGTTTTGCTGGCTGGTGGGGTGGGCAGTCCGATGTTTTGCCTGAGACTGTCCTTGAGCGCCTTCGCGTTTGCTTTGAGTTCGTCTCCGTCGCCTTTGAGCCGGTCGATGACGTCGCGGTCGAGGCCGGTGTCCTTGGCGATCTGGCTGATGAGGGTTTCGCGTTCGGCGGTGGCCTTGAGCGTGGCGATCTCATTTGTCAGCGATTCGATCTTCTTGTCGGCCGCTTCGAGCTTTGCGGCGTTGTCGCTTTCGCCGGCGGCGTATTTGGCGGCTTTGGCCTTGTATTCGTCGTATCCGGCGTATTTGGCTTCGAGTTTCGCTTTTTCCTCTTCGACGCGGGCGGCGAGCGCGTGGCTGAACTCCTTGGCGTTGCTGGTCGTGGTGTTCTTCGCGTTGTCGCCTTCGCCGTTGGTGTTCTGGCCTGCGGGTGGTTCGCCTTCGCCTCCTTGCGGTTCTCCGCCTTCGATGAGGAGGAGGTGGCGCATGAGGTTGCGGCGGTGGCGGGGGATGAAGTTCATTGGTGCTCCTTTGGTTTTTGCGCACGGTTAGCGACGCGGCGTGCGGGGTCCGCGGTGAGTGGCTGGCGCAGGATTCGGACCTGCGTGGCGCGTGTGGCGCGGCCGATTTACAGTCGGCTCCGTTCGGCCTCTTCGGTAGCCAGCCTTGGCTGTGTTATGATTGATGCTGATAAAGGTCTCATTGACACCATTTGGTGACATTGAGGCCTTTATCGTGCTCTGGCGAGTTTTCCGTCGTGGCGGATGATGTAGACTTTTCCGTCGCGGAAGGCCAGGCATCTTCTGATGCAGGCGATGAGGTCTTCGTCTGACATTCCGTCGTTTTCGCTGTTGTCCATGACGACCGTTTTGGCGTCCGGTTTCTTCGATGTCGATTTCAGATGCGAGTTGATGGTGTTTGTCGATGATGTGTTGTTCAGCGTCTTGATCTCGATGCCGTTTTCGAGGTCCGCATATCCTATGTCGTGCGTGCCTTTGCCGTTTTCGTTGGGGACCTTCTTGACGTCGATCTTGAAGGTTGCCTTTACTCCGTTGTCGGCGAGGCGCTGCGCCGTTCGTATTTCGTGCGGGCGGATGTCTGATATTTTCTTCTGGAGTTCCGGCGGGTTGTAGCCGACCGCTGGCGGCGTGCCGGTGTTGAGCCATGTGCGGTCGCGCCATCGCATTTCTGCGAGTTCGAGGTCGCGTTTCCATTTCTTGTATTCGGGGGTTTTGGCCTTCTCTTTGTCGGAGAGGGCTGAGAGGTATTCCTTGTATTTGTCCTGGGTGGTGAGGGTGGATATGGTGTCGGCGCATGACTTGTATTGCCTGTAGAGCGCGTCCGGGTCGTAGCCGGCGATGTGCCGTTCGCCCCATGACGGGACTATGTTGCAGTCGCATCGGCCGTTGTGGAAGCCGCCGCCGAGGCTGGCGGTCTCGCGTGTCAGGTATACGAAGCCGCGTGAGGCGAGCATGACGCAGAACTCGCACGTCTCCCCAACCGGCACCCTGGCCCATCGCGGTTTCGACGGGTCGGATCCGATCTGGTCGAGCATGCCGATGCGGCTGCTTGTGGAGACGACGTGCCGCAGGTACGTCTTCCATTGGTCGAGGTCCGCGTGTTTCGGCCAGAGGTCGTCGATGCGCAGGCCGTATTTGTTGTGGACCTGGCCGTTGGCGTCGGGGATGACGTCTTCGTACCTGAGTCCTGGATAGTCGGTGTTGTTGGATCCTCCGGCGAGTTTCCAGACCGCGCGGCCGGCGTCCGGGAGTGGCTGGCGGTCGAAGTCCGGCAGGTCCTTGCCGAGGTAGTTCGACCATTCGCTTCGGATCTGCTCGAAGTAGTCGGCGGCGGCCTGCGCCGCCTTGTCATTGTAGCTTTCCACTTCTTTGCAGGCGGCTTCCCATCGGCTTTCGTCGTCCGGATACCAGTGTTCGTCGCCCCATATCGAATCCAGGCTCCATCCCGATTCGAGTTTGAGGCGTTCGAGTCGTTGCAGGTAGGCGTCATGCAGTTGGTCGAGCCGTTCGTCCAGGGCTTCCTGCGTCTTCGGCAGCTGGCTGTCCGTTTGCATTGTCGGCTCCTTGCTGCTGGGTGGCTATGGTCTGGTCGATGCGGTCGAGCGCCTGCTGTGCTCGTTTGGCGCGTTGCTCGCGCCGGAGGGTCTGGCGTTGCCGGTCGCTCAGGTCGAGCATGTCGTAGGTGACGTCGCTGTCGGCCGGCAGGATGTTGGCCCCGACTAGTTTCACGGCGGCGTCGGCCGCGGCGGCCCGGCTTGGTGTGGCGGGGTTGCGCCATTGGCTGGATACCGCTGTGGCCTGGCCGTCGCCGGCGATGCGGGCGGCGGTGGCGATGATGCGTTCCCATGCTGGGCCGAAGCGTCTCTGGCAGCTTTCGGCGTTCAGGCAGAGTTCCTTGACCGCCTTGTCGATCGCCTCGGCCGAGCTTGGGTTGTCGGTGAGCACGCCCATGGAGTCGGGCGGCAGGCTGGTGGCCGCGGCGAACATCGAGGCGGTCTGGCGCAGTTGCGCGGCGTGCGGCTCGAAGCTCGCCTGGGTGAACGTGCCGACCTGTGGCAGGTTGCCCTGCTTGTCGCGCGGCAGCGCGAGCACCTGGTCGAGCATGATCTGCCATCGTGGCTTGAGGTTGCCGTCCTTGCCGCGGAACATGTCCTCGGTGACGCCCAGGAAGTATCTGGGAGGGACCGAGTAGAGTTCGGCCTGCACTTCGCTGCGCAGGAAGGTGCGCACGGCGCTGTCGGTCAGGCTCATGACGGTGCGGCTGATGCGTGATCGGCCGAACGGTCGTTTGCTGTCCGGCCGGTATGCGAGCAGTTCGACGGGCAGTCGGCCCTGCCATGCGGTGCGCGCGTACACGGTCCATTGCCAGTCGCGCATCGCGCAGCCGATGAGTTTGCCGGGGAGCATGAGGTAGCATGCGCGGATCTGGCGGCCGTAGGTCTCGTCCTCGTCTATGTCGTAGAGCAGGGCTTCGGTGAGGCCGTGGATGCGGCTGTCCCATGTGCCTGTGGCGACGTCGGCGGGGAACTCCTGGATGATCGCGGCGGGCTCTCCCCTGTCCGGCGTGCCTTGGAGCGCGGCGACGAAGCTGCAGGAGTGCACAAGGGCGTCGGTGTGCGCGTTTTCGGCGGTCTGCGCGAGGTCGTTGGCGTCGAGCAGGTCGCTGACCTGTTTGCTCAGGTCGCTGCCGTCCTGGGTGGTGATGCCGTCGAGCACGACGCGGTTGGCGAGTCCTTCGATGGCTTTTTCCGGCCATCCGACGACGATTTCCACGTCTTTGGCGATTGGTGGGAGGCTGTAGCCGAGGTCGTGGAGTTCGTTGCGGCCGTTGTAGTAGACGGTGCGGATGCGGTTGCGTGTGCGGTGGCGGATGATTTTCGCGGTGAGGCGTCGGAAGGCGTCGTCTTCGTCGGGCGTCAGGCCGGCGACTGTGGCCGGCAGCGGTTCGAGGAGTGTCATGGCAGTTCGATCATCCTTTGTTCTGGTTCGTCGCCCGGCCGTCGGGTGCTGGTGACGGCGCCGTGCAGGGCGAGGGTCGCGGCGACGAGCGGGCTGATGTCGACGTCGGATCCGAGTTTGTTCCATCCGAACGCGCCCTCGACGCCGATCTTGCGGACCGTCGCGCCGGCGACGGCCTGGTCGAGCGGGCGCACGTCCGGCTTGTGGCGCAGTTCGTGGTATTGGAGCATGTCGAGGAGGCGGCCGCATGCCTTGCCCATGTCGCTCGCGCTGGTGACGGTCACGTCGATGCCGGCGGCCTTGAGTGGCGGGATGAGCACGGTGGCCGGCGACTGCGCGTCGATGACGACGGCGGCGAGGTGCGGCCAGCGGCTGGCGAGGAAGTCGACGGGCCATTTGGTGCCGTGTTTTCTGACGCCTTTGAGGGCGGCGATGTCGATGTACGCGGTGCCGTCCTCGTATGCCTGGCATGCGCCGATGGTGATCCATCCGCGGTGGGGCGGCATGTCGATGGCCATGGCCGTCCATCCGCCGGATGCTCGTTCCGGTGTGGCGGCCTGTGCCCAGAGTTCCGGGTCGATGGCCGCGTGTTCGGTGTCCTGGTCCCAGATGCCGAGGGCCTCGCGGCGGAAGCTGTCCTCGCCGAGGTTCTTGAGCATGCGGAGCATGGCGTTGGCGGTCGTGCGGTGCGGGTAGCTCGGGTTGGCCTGGGCCCATGCGTCGGGGTCTGCGGTGTCGCAGTCGCGGTCGGCGCCGAACTCGATCCATGTGCTGTCCGGGTCGTGCGCGAGGCCGGCGGTGCGGCGGTTGGTGAACACTTCGCCGGGGTCGACCGGTCTGGGTGGTGTGCCCATGTGGATGATGAGCGGGTTTTTCGCGGCGTTGGCGGTCGGGATCATGTCCTCGAGGGCTTTTTCGGTGAGGATCTGGGCCTCGTCGAAGATGATGACGTCGACTGCGGCGAAGCCTCGGCCGAAGCCTTGTTCGCGGGCGCCGAAGAGGATGCGGCTGCCGTTGGCGAAGGCGATCTCCTCCTGCCCGTTGGTCTGGCGGATGGCTTTGCAGTGTCGTGATAGGCCGGGGCGTTTGACGAGCGCCTGCATCGATTTGAAGGTTTCGGCCGAGGTTCTGGTGCGGTGCGCGGTCCAGATGACCTTGAGGTTTGGTGTGGTCAGGCACAGGATGACGATGATGGTGCCGACGGTGAATGTCTTGCCGGTCTGTCGGCAGATGCTCATGCCGATGCCGCCGACCGAGCTGGCGTAGGTGCCGTCGGCGCGTTTGGCGAGCATGAGCGTGCCGATGCCTTCCTGCCATCGGTCGAACCGGATGCCGAGCCGGTCGGCGACGCGGCGGACGCGGCCGAAGCCGGTGGTGGCGATGCCGTCGGGGATGTTCAGGATTCGGGCGGCGTCAGATAGTTTCGGCGTCGAAGGGGTCATCTTCGATGCCATCTGCCATCTCCTCCGGGTCGTCGAGTATCGGATCTGGTTCCTTCTCCCGGTCCATCTCGAGCAGTTCCTTGCCGACGGCGAGGAGCTGTTTGCTCAGTCCGGCGACGGCCGTTGCCGGACAGTGCGAGTCCTCGAGGTTGCGCATGAGCGCGGTTCTGCTGACCTCGAGCAGGTCGCGGTATGTGGCCGGCGCGGTCAGCTGCTGTGGCGACGGTTCGTTGGCTGGCGGCGTCGTGGGCGACGTTTGGTGTTGTGGTGAGTGTCTGTGTTTGCTGGCGAGCTTGCGGCAGTTGTCGGAGCAGTATTTGCGTTTGGCGCTGGCGTTTTTCGGCATGGCGTGGCCGCATTGCGCGCAGGTCCGGATCGGCATGGCGCCTCCTTTGCCGTCGATGGTGTCGCCGGCGACGATTATTTTTCGCGGGGAGAGAGATAGGCGCTGCACACGAGGTCGCCGCCGAAACGATGACGGGGGTATCCTCCCGTGGGCTTCACCAGTCGGCGGCCTCGAAGTCGCGCGGCTTCGACGCGGCGGCGGGTTTGCCGCCGGCGAGTCTTCGTTTCACTTCGGCGCGCGCCCATTCGAGCGTGTGCGTGCCTTTGACCGCGTTGCACCAGCGGTGCGCCGGCCCGCTGTTCGCTCGGCAGACGCGGCCGCCGTTGGCGATGGCCACGGTCTCGTCCACGACGAAGCTCCACGGATCCGGAGGCCGCAGACTGTAGTCGATTGGCCTGCCGCAGATGTAGCAGTCGGCGCGGCGAGCTCGATAGTACGCCTGCACCTCCCGCCGGCGGTGGCCGTTACGGTAGCGTGGATTGCTCATGGCATCAGCCACAGGGCGATGAGACAGGCGGCGAACACCACGCACGAGCCGATGGTTAGGATGAGCATGTCCATGCCGCCTCCCTTTTGCGGTGCCCCCACTCGGACTCGAACCGAGGACCCATGGTTTAAAAGACCGCTGCTCTACCGATTGAGCTACAGGGGCTGGATGGTAAAAGAAAAGCACCAGCCCCTCCGGGCATGGTGCAAGTTCTTTACAGATTACGCGGACTCACCCTCTTGCGCAAGCCGCGTGTCGACCAGCTCGGCCTGATTGAATTCCCACACGCCACGGCCGATCCGGCGCGCCTCCGCCAGTCTGCCGCGCGCCAGCCAATTGGACACCTGCTTGCGCGTGGTCCGCAGTCCCGCACGGTCGGTCAGCCAGTCCGCCGCCTCCGCAGGCGAACAGGTCATGACCGCACGGCCCGCGGCATCCACACGGCCCGCCACCAGCATGTCCAGATCGAGACGCTCGCCGCATCCGGGGCACCAGCCATCACGCATACCCTGCGGCACCGCCAACGACGCCGAACAATCCGGACACTGCACGACGGTCACGCGCCCATCCGAAGGCGTGCACAACCTATCGATACGCCGAAGCATCCTATCCAGCCGATCGGCCAGCTCGCCCGCAGCCGGAGAACACACCACACGCGACCACGACCTGCACACCGCCCGATACGCCGGACGCCACCCCTCGACCGGCAACAGCATCCACTTCAAATCCACGCAACCAGCCAACCGAAGCATCAGGCGAGCCGCCTCCTCATACACCTCCAACCAATGCACACTCACCGGCAGACCGACCGAACCTCCACGAACACCACCACAGCGCTCGCCGATATGGGCCTTGCGTTCGGCGAGCGCGCGGAGTTCGGGGATGGTTTTGGCGAGGCTGGTGATTTGTCGTCGCATGTGTTTGGCGCAGGTTTTGCAGAGAGGTGTTTGTGCTTCGGTGCCGCATTGCTGGCATTTGTTCATGATGGTCCCGCTTTCGGCTAGAATGGTGGTTGGTTTCTTGGAGGTTCTGCCGGCTGGTGGGGCCTCTCTTTTTTATTCTCCTTGTTGGGCTATCTTATGCATGAGCATGCGGCTGATTTTGTTTTCCTCGTCCCGTTGGTCGGCTTGGTCGAGCATGTCGGCTGTGTCCTGCATCAGGTGGGCTTGTTTGAGTGCCTTGGATGCTTGGATGGTGGCCATGGTGAGCGCGTGGCTGATCTGGATGTCCTCGCTGCCGCTGAGGGTTTGGATGTCGGCGAGCGCTTCGCTGATGTGTTTCTGCAGTGCGATGGCCTGGCGGCGGATGGTTTCAGCTGCGTTGAGGCGGTTTACGCTTTTGTCGATGTCGTTGCTCATTGCTTGTTCTCCTTTGTTGGTTCGTTTGTGGGGTCGGCCGTGTCGCTCATCGGGTGTCCCTGGCGGCCGTGTCGATGCGCTGGTAGCCGAGGCTGATGCGCTCGATGTTTGCGCGCCTGCGGAGGATGAGCGCGTATTCATCCATGACGTCAAGCTGCCTGCTCAACAGAGCGATCGGGCAGACGAGCTCGAAGTCAAGCGTGCCGTCCGCATACCGCTGCAGCATGTCCCTGAGCCTGCCGGCACGAGCGGTCAAATCACGGTATTCGAAGCGCATCCGCTCCTTATAATCGGATCCTTCGGCGCTCGCGGGTCGCGCTTGGTCGGCGGTGGCGAGCACTTCGATGGCTTGGCGCAGGTATCCGTCGCGGACCCATTCGGGTGCGGTCTGCCATTCCTCGTGAATGATTTCGGTGGAGTCCTTGCGGAGTGCCCATTTGAGTCCGAACAGACGTTCGGCGACGGCTTCGGTGCGCGCGTCGATAGGCGGGAGCGGCGGTTCCAGTGTTTCCTCGCTCATTTCAATTCCTTTCTCTGTTGATTGTGCATGGTCTTCCGGGTCTTGTGCCGCAGCAGCCACATCACCCATCCGGGCACAGTTCGGTCCAGATGGTCAGACGCGAGGACGCGGCGTACAGCTTCCATCACCTGCTGCAGATGACGCAATGCTCTATCCTGCGCAGGCTGACCTCGTATTGCGCCGTTTGTTACGACTGATGCTGTTCATCATTCCGACTCCTTCTCAAGGATGTAGACGATTGTCGGCGGGAATGATGGCTCATAGCATGTGTTCGGCTCCACCTTGTACTCGCCTTTGCCGCCGAGTCCCGGCAACACGTCGGTGCGCATCACGCTCCATCCGTCGGAAAGCAGACCGGCGAGCGCTTCCGTATTCTGCAGCTTCAGCGTGTACGCGCTTCCGCTTGCCGCGTACATAACCGGCACTACCTTAAATTTCCTACTCACCGCTCCGTCTCCTTCTGCTCGTCCAGCCACTTCTCAAAAAGCCGGTAGCTGTCCAGTGGGATGGTTTTGACCGGCTGGAATTTGAGACGCCACATGCAGTCGGCGCACACCTCGGTGAGTGTCTTCGCCTGGCCGCCGTAGATGAGGCCTATGGAATAGACGGGACTTGAACACCACCGGCCGCACAAATCGCAGGTGTGCATATCCTGCGTGACCAATTCGTCGCGCTGCGGCAGGAATGGATTCCCCGCATCCCTTTCCTCCATGGCATCGGCGAGCGCCTTCCTGATCTCGTCCCTGGCGTAGAGGAAGGCGTTGTGTCGGGTCTGGGCGTAGCTGCCGAAGGTGGTATTGCCGTCCCTTGTCGCGGCGCGGACGGCTTCGAGTTCCTGGTCGATGAGTTTGTTGAGCGTGCTGATGGCGATGTCTGCGCCCGTGTTGTTCATTGCTGTCTCTTTTCCTTGTCGTGTTCCGCCACCCATCTGAGCAGGGTGTTGATGGTGATTTCGACCGCTTGGCGTTCCTCGTCGTCTTCCGGCGCGATGTATATGGCGCCGTCCTGGATTCTGATTTTCATCGTGGTTCCTTGTCCGCTCCGCTGACGTGATTCCAGTCGCATGACAGGCCGCCCTGCTTGTAGCCCGAGTAGACGACGCAGTCAACTTTCCTCGTGTCGGACAGTGTGACGATGCATTCCTTGATGTCGTCGCTGGACATTTTGGAGCATGTAGTGCCGGTGGCGGCGATGACGGGGGCCGGGGTCGACGTCTTGGACGCGCTCCCGCATCCTGCGAGCGCGGTGCAGAGGGTGAGGGTGATGGCGGTGAGTGTGGCGCAGATGGTGTTTCTCATTGTTCGTTCCTTTGATGGTGGCTGGCGTGGTGGTTCCAGAGGCGGATGGCCTTGTTGAGGCTTCTGCCGTCGACGTGGAGGATGCATTTGTGCCGGCAGTTGGGGCAGATGCAGCCGTAGATGGTGTTGACCGGTTTGCGGGTTCGGAGTTTGTAGATGGTGCCGAGGGTCAGGATGAGCGGCCGGGACTTGCGGCATGCCGGGCAGGGTGCAGGTCTGCGCCATTTGCGTGGGTTGGTGGCGATTCTGACGGTGTCTGTGTGGTGCATTTCATTCCTTTCCGTAGATGGCGAGGCTTCGTATGCCGTCGCTCATGCTGTTGGAACATGTGTTCGGATCGTGGTCGATGATGTCGTTTCCGATGCCTTGGAAGCGGAGGGTGGCGGCGCCGTCCGGATGTCGGATGAGTTCGAGTCGTCCGTCGATGATGACGTCCTGGTCGGTTTGGGCGATGCAGCGGCGGCCGATCAGGATGGCCGGGTCGGCCGACCGCCATTTATGCAGTGGGACGTTGACGCTCACCGCGGTTCCTCGCCTTCGTTTTCGCCTTGGGCGTCCTTTTCGGCCGCGTCGTAGCCTTCGTCGTACACGTCGTCGAGCAGCGTCTGGAACTCGGGAGATGCGAAGAACGTTCTGATGGCGTCCTTGGCCACGCGCCTCCATGGCTCTTTGCCCTCCATGGGCATTTCGTTCCATGGGCGTGGATGGCGCCGGCCGTTGCTATACCAGCGCAGGTAGATGGCCTCGGCCACCTTGTTCTGCGTCTCCAGACCGATCGGTATGTTCTCCTGGTCTGCCATGATGGCTCCTTTCAGTATGTTTCCGGCGGTTCCGGCGCGGTGCGGTCCGCAATGATGTAGGCGGCGAGCGCGACGCATAGGGTGAGGATGATGAGCAGGACATGCAGGGCGAGCCATTGGATGGGGATCCAGTGGTGGAGGCCGATGCCGATGATCGGCCGGATGATGGCGTGCGGCACGAGCAGCATCGCGGTGAGGGCGAACAGCGTGGCGGACCGGTCGGCGATGCGGTTGGAGATGCGGTTGATGGTCTGTTTCATTCCGAGGTTCCTTTCATAGTTGGCTTGGTACGGTTCATGGCCGGTTGGCCATCCAGCCGATCAGGATGGCGGCGCATAGGAGGATCACTGCCGAGATGCTCATCACCTTGCTGCTTTCGTGGCGACGTATCGGACCGGATGTTCGGAGAGGTGGCGGATGATGCGCGCGTATTGACGGATGTCACAGTCGAGGCATGTGCCGGTGCGGTGGGCGCTGGCAATAGGCGTCTCCTCTTCCGGCCTCACATCCCAGCCGGCGGCTTCGAGACCGGCACGGAGGGTGGCCATGTCGATGCGGTGGTGGTGCAGCGGGAGGTTCGGGCAGAGTCGGCCGATGAAGTCGAGGTCGAACTGCGGGTTGCTGCCTGCCGGATGGAGCGTGAACGATTGCGCGAGGCTGTCGACGTATTCCTCGAGCGCGTTCGCCGTCGCCTCTTCCGTATATCCGCCGTCGAGCGCGACTTCGAGCAGTCCGTTGGCGCAGTGCATGCGCCACGCCTCGAGGTTCCCGTCCGTAACGGATGCCTTGCGGCCTTTCAACCCGATGACGCGGCGGAAACCTCCGACGCACCGCACGCCTCTCATGTCGGTGCAACGCATTTCCACCTCGAGGATCCTGTCATGGTCCGGGTCGAGACCCGTGGTCTCCACGTCCATCCACAGCAGCATGTCCTCTTTGGCTTTTTCCTCGCTCATCATTGGTTTCCTTTCGTTTGGAGGAGAATGATTTCGGTCTGCGTGAGCGGGGTCGCGGTCCCGTCCTGGTTGAGGCGGAGCCATATCCCCTGCCAGTCGCGCACCGGGGTGGTGCGCGGATCTCTGCCGAGCGGGACTATCAGCCCGAGGCGTTCGGCCTCCTTAACGTGCTGGTGGACCCAGCCGTGGCAGCCGGTCGTGCCCGAACCGCACAACTCGACGATGTTGGCCGGACTGTGCCTCACATCCGGATCCGCCGCACGCCGCAGTTGACGGTGATGGCCGGAACGCCCAGGCCAGCGTGACGGGTCATGGATGTTCGTCCCGCACCGCAGGCAATGCCATCCCTGCCGCTCCAACGCGGCACGCTTGGAATCATCGAACTCACTCACAACGCACCCCCTCCTGCATCAGACCGTCGACCAACACCAAACAAGCAGTGCAATTGGCTCTCAACCCGGCCGCCATCGCCACGATGCCGTCATCCGCCTTGCCGCCGGCGAGCGCTCGCAGTTCGATTGTGCTGGCGGTCTGGGCGGTGTCGGTGAGGAGTTGGGCGAGTCTTTCGAGTTGTTTCCTGGTCATTGGTTGTTCTCCTCGTCTTGGTCGGCTTCGCTGATGGCGGCGATGAGCTGGTCGAGGTGGCTGGTCTCGTCGTCGGCGGGCGTGTAGCCGAGGTCTTGGAGGATCTGGTAGTAGCCGGGGATGCGTCTGCTGGTGTCGTTGACGACGGTCCAGTCGGTCGGGTCGATGAACCATTCGAAACGTGCGGCGAGGATGGTCACGGCTTCCATTGGCCAGTCGGCGGTCTGCAGGCTGATGCGCGCGGCCGTGGGGGCGTCTTCGGCTGTGATGCCGCTGATCTTCTCGTATTCCTTGCGGCTGCCGCTGTGTTCGTTCCAGCTGGTGAGGGCGTCGATGAGACCGCCTGGGAAGGGGTCGATGATCTGCAGGAGTCCGAGCTTTGCCGCTGTTTCGATGAGCTGGGCGCGTTTGATGGCGTAGAGGTTGGCGTGGAGCCATGCCATGCGCTTGTCGGCCGAGGTGGCGGCGTATTCCTCGAGCGCGTGCCGGCGGGCGTCGCGTTCGGCTTGTTCGGCGGCTCGTCGGGCTTCCTTTTCGGCGTCGGCGGTCTTGTCGCGGCGGGTCCAGAGGTAGACCTGCTGCGAGACCGTGTGGATGGATACGGCTGCGGGGTTCTGATCGCGGATCTTCTCGATGGCTTCTTCGGGGGTGCTGGTGGACGGGGACATGCAGCCGATGAAGCGCCATTCCGGGTTGCTGTAGGGTGGGTCGGGGATGAGGTTGATGCCGTTGTCGGACTCCACGAGGAGCGCGGCGACCGATTCGACCCATTGCCGGTCGCGGTCGTCGCGTTCGATGTTGCGGAGGATGTAGTCGAAGTTCGAGGTGCCGGCCGCCTGCGCGAGCTTCTTCTGCCTGTCCGGCTGGCCGTCATATCGCGCTATGGCCACGAGCTGGCCGATGGTGAGCTGGCTGAAATCGTCGCGGGTCGCTCTGACCTCGTTGCCGATGCTGGCGGCCTTGGCGCGGTCACGCACGTAGGCGCCGCTTCGGCCGAGCCGGTGGGCGACGCTGGCGGTGGTGGCTCCGAGGTCGAGCATGCCCTGGATGGCGTCGGCCTCCTCCAACACGGTGAGCTGTTCGCGCTGGCAGTTCTCGGTGACCATGGCCTCGAGCTGCTGCAATGGGTCGAGTTGGAGCACGAAGCATGGGACGGCTCCGATTCCGGCCTGTTTGCATGCGGCGAGTCTGCGGTGTCCGGCGATGACGCGGTAGCGGCTGCCGTTGGGTACGATGCTGAGGGGTGTGAGGAGGCCGTTGGTTTTGATGCTGGCGGCGAGGTCGGTCACGTCGCCGATGTTTTTGCGTGGGTTGTCGGGGTGTGGGTCGATGAGGCTCGTGTTGATGAGCTTGATTTCGTTGCTTTGGTAGCTGCTCATTGCTTCTCCTTGCTGGTTTGTTGTTGGTTGAGTTCGTCTGCGCACGCTTGGCATGCCTTCCACCATTCGCTTGGGTTGCCGGTGCGGAGGCTGCCGGTGTGGTCGTATTCGTCCTCATGCGGATCCATGAGCTGGTGGACGTGTTCGCAGTTCCAGGTGTGCTTGTGGCTTGGCGGCGGCGAGATTGGCTCGGGTGCCCAGGTTTCCCATTGGCGGAGCCATGTGTTGAGCCGTGGGATGTGGCCGGTGCGGACTTGACCGTCGTTGACGGCGTGCTTGTAGCGGCGGAGCGCGGTTTGGAGGCGGGTGAGTTCGACGGGGTTTCCGGCGATGGCCGCGTACAGGGCTCTGGCTTCGGCTTCGGTCTTGCGGCCTTTCGCGCCGACGGATCCGGGATAGGCTTCGGCGAAATGGTCGAAGCCGGATTCCGGCGTGGCGGGTTGCTTCGGTTTGCCGGCGGGAGGGGTCGGAGATGGATTATCGGTATAGGTATCGGTTTTATGCCATGTTTTTGCTTGGCTGTCTTCTAGCAACTTGCTAGAAGGTTTGCTACCTGTCTCGCTACTGTTTTGCTCTCCGTTTGCTTGGCTGTTTTCTGGCAAGTCGCCAGACGTTTGCTTGGCTTTCTGGTTGGCGGCCTTGCGGCGTCCTCCCTTGCTTCCGGCCTTGCGGCGCGCCTCGCGTTGCTCTTCGGTCAACACTCTGGGCTCCCTGCATATGCCTTCGGCGTAGACGGGGCGCCAGCCGCCGTCGTGCTCTTCCATGAGGCCGGAGTCGATGAGCTGCTGGAGCTGTTTCATGGTGCCGCCGGCGTCCTTGAGGTCGAGCTTGTCGAAGTGGCCGGGGTATGCGGCCGGGTCCTTGGCCTGCATCGAGACGCCTTTGGAGTGGATGACGCACAGCTTGACCCACAGGCCCACGGTGGCGAGCGGCAGGCGGCGGATGCGCCTGTCGTCGGCCATCTGGTCGTCGATGATGAACCACATATCTCTCTTGCTCCTTCCGTGGTTCAGTCGATCTCGCCGGTGTCCGGATCGACGGTCGCCTCCACGTCACTGTCGTCCATGTCGAGGCTGCGGCGCAGGTCATCGATGAGGATCATCTGCCGTGACGTGGCGGGCTTCGCGCACATGTTCTCCATGGCCAGGCCGGCGTCGAGAATGCGCTGCGCGAGGTCTGCGCAGTCGTACACGGCTTCGGTGATGGCGTGGATGCCGCCCCACTTGTCGATGTGCTCCTTCTTGGTGTGGGTGTCCATGACGGTGCGGCATGCCTTGAGCACCACGGCCGCGGCCTTGGTGACCTGCTGGGTCTTGCCGATGAGGTCGATGAGCGTGTCGGGCGTGGCCTCCTGCGGGATGAGCGCCTGTTGTGCGCTGGCTTTCATTGCTGCTCCTTAGAATTCCGGTTCGGATTCCGGTTTGCCGAAGTCTCCGAATGATGACTGGTCGTCCGACGGCGCGCCCCACGGATCATCGGCCGGAGGCTGGGCGGGTTGCTGTGTCTGCGCCGGCTGTTGCGACCGTTGGCTCCAGCCGCCTGCGCCGGTGTTGACGGTCGGCGTCTGCGCGGCGGGATTGCCGTAGACGGGACCTTGCGGCTGTCGGCTGATGCGGCTGACCTGCGCCGTGGCGTATCTCAGGCTTGGTCCGATTTCGTCGACCCACAGCTCCACGACGGTTCTGTTGGTGCCGTCCTGCGCCTGGTAGGAATGCTGTTGGAGGCGTCCCTGCGCGATGACGCGCATGCCCTTCGCAAGGCTCTGCGCGCAATGCGAGGCCATGTCACGCCATGCCGAGCAGCGCATGAACAGCGCCGGCCCATCCTCGTACTGGCCGGTCTGCTTGTTATATACGCGCGCGGTGTTTGCGATGGTGAAGCTGGCGACCTGCGCGCCCTGACCGGTGGTCCTCAGTTCGGGATCCGCGGTGAGGTTGCCGACGATGGTGATGACGGTCTCCCCTATGGCCATGTCACTCCCCCCTCACGTATCCGGCCGGTTCCGGGCCGAGCTGGCTGGGATCCTTGGCTTTCCACGCGCACTTGGCGCGCAGGCATCCGGCCTCGCGGTCGATGACGATCTCGCCGAAGCGCGCCGGTGCGACCATGGTGAGGTTCCAGCCACGGTCGCGGTTGAGCTGGCTGATGGTCTCGTACAGTTCGGCGAGGAGTTCGGCGGGCGTCATGCCTACGCTGGCGGGTGTGAGCGGCCATTCGAACCACTTCTCGCCTTCCGGTCTGCTTGGTGTTTTGCTTGGCAACGTTTGCCTCCTTTGGATTGGTGTCGTGCCGGGGCGCGGAGTCGAACCGTGCATCCATCCGCCGACGTGACCTCAACACGCCGATCCATGGCGCCCGCATCCTGTCGCGGGCCCCGGCGAAGGCCGGACGGGAGGAGAAGAGAGAAGATGACCCGTCCGGCTGGTTTTAACGTCTTTTCCTTGACGCGCGGGCGGTTCCGGCATGGCCGCGCATGACGAACCACGTCCATGCCGCAATGTGTGCGGAACCGTCCAAGTCCTTCACTGCCGTTGCTCGTCCAGCCAGCGCGCGAAGCGGGGGTCGGAGCACAGGCGGCGCATGATGACGGCCGTCGGGATGAGCACCGCGAACGGCGCGGCGATGAGATGTTCGATCGGGTGAGTACAGGCCGGCGTGCAGTACAGCACCCACATGGCCAGTAGCCACACCGAGAACAGCAGTTGGTGCAGGATGATGCGGACAAGAGCTTTCATCGTTTTGCCTCTGCTTTAGAATCAGTGGAATGGACATCAATGCGGTCACCGGCGTCGTCGGCGCCATCACGGGATTGGTTGGCGGTGTCGCCGGATGCGTCGCCTTGTTCCAAACGCATGCTGGAAACAAGCTCGCCAAGGACGCCAACGACTCGGCGGAAGAAGCCAACGGGATCGCCGCCGACTCGAAGGGGATCGCCGAACACGCCAACGACCTTGCCGGCAAAGCGAACGAGATAGCTGCAGACGCGAACGCGATCAGCCAACGGGCGTTGGCAGTCACTGCCGACCAGACGGTTTACAAGTGGAGGGTCGAGTACGATGGAGAAACTTCCACCATCTTCCTTGTCAACGATTGCGGCAACATCGCACGAGACGTTCATGTGTTCGTCCGCTTTGAAGACCAGACCATTGCGCAGGCGCGCGTCGACAAGACAATGCCGTTCTGCGAGATTGCGCTCGAAAGCAAGTTCTTCTCCAAGCAGATAATCAAAGACCAATCCGAGATCGACGCCATCAACTCCAGAAACGGCTTCTTCTTTGCCAGCATCGGAACATGCCGCGTCACTGTACACGTCACATACACCACCGAACTGGGCAGCAGACGCAACACTGAGATCGAGCAGCGCCTGACCAACGGCCAAAGGCATTGATTCCATCACAGCTCCTTGTTGATGGTGTCGATGACGATGTCCACGAGGTCGGTCACGTCGATGTCCATCGGTCCGACGATGTGACCGAGCGAACGTCTTGCTTCGATTTCGCCCCACCCGTCGCCGGCGGCCGGACGGATGGCGTCGCCCTCGTTCTCAAATTCCCTAAATATCGCTTCGACGCAGGCTTTGCGGATGTTTTTCATTTGTTCTCCTTTTCTTCCCATGGATCCGGCCACGGGGTATCAATGCGGCCGAGCAGATAGTCAGTGGAAACGTTGAAGAAGTCGGCGAGCGCGTTCATATCTTTGAGAGTGAATGAGCGACCGGTGCGATTCTTTTTGTTGCTGTAGGTCTGCTCTGGCATTCCAATCGCTTCGGCGACTTCTCGCTGAGTTAGGTTGCGCTGGCTTTCCAGTTCATCCAGTCGCTCAACGAGAACGTCTCCCGCGATACGATTTCGTTTAGTGTTCAT